ATATCCACCTTATACCCATGTAAATACTCCCATGGACTTGGTTTCCAAAATAACTCTTCTTTTATAGTATTAATATCTGTATTGTTAATGACTTTTTTGGGAAGTTTCCTAAATTTTACTGATTTATCAACCTTTTTTTCACTGATATTTAACATCGATTTGTTTAAATGAATTAAATAAGTTCCAATAACAAGAAATCCAAGTCCAACAATATTCATCTTAAACTATATCTAAAGATAATGTTTTTTAATTAAAAAATAAAAACACCTCATTTTAACGTAGCCAAAAACAAGGATATAAAAATTCAAATAATTTCAAAGCCTTGTTGCGAAGCCATTTTTGTCAAAGTCAAAAATGAACCCTTTTTTCGACAAAGTCGAAAAAATAAGGGGGTTCTAAAGGGGGCTAGACCCCCTTGTTTCAAACCCTCGTTGCGAAGCCATTTTTGGTTTTACCAAAAATGAACCCTTTTTGTGTCTTCGACACAAAAATAAAGGGGATAAAAATTCTTCGAATTTTTAAAGGGAGCGACTGAAATTCTTCGAATTTCAACCCCTTGTTTCAAACCCTCGTTGCGAAGCCATTTTTGACAAAGTCAAAAATGAACCCTTTTTGTGTCGAAGACACAAAAATAAGGAGGGTTTAAGGGAGGATATCCTCCCTATCCTTTGAAAGAACTAGTTGGAATATTATTTCCAAATAATTCCTGTTTTACTTCTTTCTCTACACCACTATCAAATGTATCATTTTGGTTGAGATTTTTCTCATGAACAGTATCGTTCTGATTAAGGTTCGCCTCTACCACAGGAACAGTCTCTTCTTCATTAGTTTCCTCTCCTAGTTCAGTAATTTTTTTCTGTTTATCTTTATCATCACCGATAGTAATTCCGAAACCTTCATCTTTTTCAGTCTTATTACCTCTTTCTCTTTGTTCGGTTGCGAAGAATTCATCCCTTTGTTTCTTGTTAATCTTATAATTATTAACTAAATCGTTAAGTTGTGCTTCTGCGTAATTTTCGTCTTCAATCTCGTGCGTTTGAGGACTCCATGGACACCAATAACCGACTTGAAATACAAATGCATTGAAATTAGGGTCTTGTTTTCTCAATACTTCACCCCTAACCTTTGCTTCCTTGTATGAACCATACACTCCACGAACTTTAAATCCTTGGATGCAACAAGCACCATCATTATCATCATTAAATTGATTCAATAATGTTTCACCATTTCCAAACTTAAAATCCTCATATTTTTTCAAAAAATTCAATGCTTTATCCTTATCCATTCCTTCTTCTTCGCAATATTTTTTGAAAAATTCTGACATATAGAAAAGTTCTCGTTTCTCTATCATATTGTCAGGTGAAACGAACGAAATACATCCATATTTTTGCCCTGGAATAGGTTTGTCATTCTCCAAAAAATCTTCAACGCCTTCAGGTAATACCATTTTAATATGAATTAAATACAAATGTTTATATATAGCAATAAAAAATAAAATCTATTTACAATATATACAATTTAAATGGGTGAATACGATTTTGATTTTCAAGAAGCATTAAGACGTGTTATAAAATATTTAGTTGAAGGTGCCGCTGTTGCTTTCGCCGCTTATTATTTCCCTAAGAAAAAAATGAATTTAGAAGAGATTGTCGTGATCGCATTTACTGGTGCTGCCACCTTCGCTATTTTGGATATGTTTGCTCCTAGTGTTTCTGACGCTGCAAGAAGGGGTGCTGGTTTCGGAATCGGTGCTACTCATGTCGGATTCAAAGGTTTTGGATTTTAAGTAAATTGCTTAAATAAAGCGTTAAAATAAAATTATAAGTTTCTTTATTCAAATAAACTTAAAGAGTCCCTTTATAAAAAATATTAATACTATGAATAATTTTTCTTTTAAAAACAAAGATTCATTATTTGAAACAAATAGTAACAATAAATTAACTTTAGATTCCAAACATAAAGATATGATAATCGATTTCAAGAAAAAAAAAAATAATATAAATACTATTAAAAAAAAAGTAAAAAAACTTGAAGGAATATATCAATCACTTGAAAAATATTTTGATTATTATAAAAAAAACATAAACAAATATCCTCATAATTATAGTTTCGCAAATAATGACTTACATGCAGTGAAGAGTAGTAATTTCTATATTAAATCTTCAAAATACGATGATCGCAATTATTATGTAAATGCCGATGAAAGTATCCCTGAATATCCTTCCAAATTAGATATTAATGGGTATAATGACGATAATGATGAATCACTATCAGAAGAACAATATATTGACAAAATTGATATAGAAGATATGACCTGTGATATTTATGATTCATTTATTTCGGAAAATAGCAAAATAAAAAATATTGAAAATTATAGGGATTTACATTTACCAATGATAAAAAATCAAATACTTAATATTAAAAACAAAATTAAAGAACTAAAATTATCATTAAATAAATTAGAAAATAATGAAGATGAAAATAATTATTATTTAGTAAATGGGACAGTTATTTTTAAATATTTCAACGGAAAAAATTATTCCACTGAGGTATTAAATGAAAACTCCAAAGTAGAAAAAAAAAAAATTGTCAAAAAATCAACCAGTAATATAGAAAATTTTTTAAAACCTAAAAATGCACCTGATAATGCACCCGCTTCCATTTTTGGAACGCCAAAATCTAATGAACATCCATCATCCAAAACTACCAATACTACTGAAAAAAATGATAAAAATCTCGATATTGAAATTCTTAAACGTGAAGCCCTAAATATTATTGATAGTGATTATTATAATAGTGATACTGTAGTCACAACGTTAGTAAATGACAAAGAAAAAAATATAAATGAATGGGTATCCAAGAAAAAAGGATTTAACAGGGCAGATATATACGAAAAATTTATGTCAAGTGTTAATGCCCATCATGGTATGAAACCCGTGGTAGATCAAAATTACAATAAATGTCTGTCTTGTGGCTCTACAAATCTGAAAATTAATAATTATGAATGTTTTTCTACCTGTGATGACTGTGGTTTAATGGAATACATATTTGTTGATACTGATAAACGCAGTTATAAAGAACCGCCACCCGAAAACACTTATTTTGCTTATAAACGAATAAATCATTTCAGGGAGTGGTTGGCTCAATTTCAAGCCAAAGAATCCACTGATATACCTGAAAAAGTTTATAAAGTAATTATCGAAGAAATCGATAAAAACAGAATTAGAGACATGGTGAACCTATCTACTGAAAAAGTTAGAGATTTTTTGAAAAAACATAAACTAAATAAATATTACGAACATATACCGCATATTATATACCGATTAAATGGAAAAAAACCGCCTGTCATACCAAAAGATATGGAAGAAAAATTATGCACACTTTTCATCGATATTCAAACTCCTTTTAACAAAGTTAAACCGCCTGGAAGAAAAAATTTCTTAAGTTACGCCTTTGTTATTTATAAATTTTGTCAATTACTTGAATTGGATGAACTAGCCGAAAATTTTACATTGCTAAAAGATAAAGATAAACTAAATCAACAAGAAGACATTTGGAAAAAAATGTGCAAAGAACTCAATTGGGAATATATCGCCACTCTTTCTTAATATTTCTAATAGATATAATATAACATGGGAGGTGGTTTAATGCAATTAGTCGCTTACGGTGCTCAAGACATTTATCTTACTGGTAATCCACAAATTACCTTCTTCAAAGTCGTTTATAGAAGACATACTAATTTTGCTATGGAATCTATCGAACAAACACTTAATGGAAGTGCGGATTTCGGTAACAGAGTAACTTGCACCATTTCCAGAAATGGAGATTTAATAAAAGATGTTTGGTTCGAAACTACCTTACCAACACTTAGTGCTGTTGCAAGTAAAGGTTATGGATGGGTAGATGATGTAGGACATGCTCTCATAACTGATGCTGAACTAGAAATAGGCGGTCAAAAAATAGATAAACACTATGGTGCATGGATGAACATATTTAGCGATTTAACAACCACAAATGAAAAAACAACTGGATTCAACGAAATGAGAGGTAATATTGCTTCATTAGAACCTGAAGGTGGAACTGGAAGCACCTCCGCCAATGGAACTGCACGTTCTGCTTACAAAGTTTATGTCCCTTTTCAATTTTGGTTTTGTAGAAATGCAGGTTTGGCTTTACCTTTAATTGCTTTACAATATCACGAAGTTAAAATCAATATTAATATCAATTCCTTAGCAAATGTTATATTACAACAAGATTCAGTTGCTGGTGGAACGAACGATATCGGTTTCATTGTTGCAAGTTCTCCACCATCCGTATCATTATCTAGCACTGCTTTGTGGGCTACTTATATTTATTTGGATACTGATGAAAGAAGAAGGTTTGCACAAGTATCACATGAATATTTAATCGAACAATTGCAATATACTGGTGACGAATCCGTTACTAGTGCTACTACTGCTTCTCTTAGACTTAATTTTAATCATCCCGTCAAAGAATTAGTATGGACAGTTTTAAGAACTGATTCTTCCGATCTTAAACAATGGTTTAATTGGACAGATAACCAAACTATCGCCGCTGCTGATATAAGTTTTAGAAACGAATACGTATCTAACAGTAATCCTGTCTCAAACGCTAAATTGCAACTCAATGGACATGATAGATTTGCACAACGCAACGGTATCTATTTTAGCAAAGTTCAACCATTCCAACATCACACTAATATTCCTTTAAGCCCAGGTGTTAATGTTTATTCGTTTGCTATCAAACCTGAAGAACATCAACCATCTGGAACATGCAACTTCTCAAGAATAGATAACGCTACCTTACAACTATCATTTGGTGCTTCAACTACAGGAGTTGTCAAAATATTCGCCATCAATTATAACGTTTTAAGAGTTATGAGTGGAATGGGTGGATTAGCATACTCAAACTAAGGGGACTAGTCCCCTTTAGAACCCCTTTATTTTTGGCTACGCCAAAAAATGCCATTTCACTACGTGAAATGTAGTGTTTTTTTTAATATTTTTTGCGACAAAGTCACAAAAAATTAGTTTATTTTATATCGCTATATATCTTACGTTGAAATTTTAATTATAATATCTCCTAACTATTTTAATAAAAATGGCTGGTGGTTTGATGCAATTGATCGCTTATGGTGAAGAAAATGTATATTTAACAGGAAATCCACAAGTTACGTATTTTAAAATTGTTTATAAAAGACATACAAATTTCGCTATGGAATCTGTTAAACTAAATTTTAATAAAAATCCAAATTTCGGTAGTAGATGTGATGATAGAGTTACATGTTCCATTCCTAGAAAGGGTGATTTAATTAAGAATGTTTGGTTTGAAACCACTTTACCCACGCTTAATGGCGTACCTGGAAAAGGATATGGATGGGTAGATGCGATTGGACATGCCTTAATAGATGGTGCAACATTAGAAATAGGTGGTCAGAACCTAGATAGACATCATGGTTCATGGATGAACATATTTAGTGATTTAACGATACCTACTGAAAAAAAAATAGGATTTAACGAAATGATAGGTAACGTTGCGTCATTAAAACCCAAAGGTGGAATAAATGGTATATCTTCCAATGGAATAACATGTCCTGCTTACCAAGTTTATGTTCCTTTACAATTTTGGTTTTGTAGAAATGCAGGTTTGGCTTTACCTTTAATTGCGTTGAAATATCATGATGTTAGAATTCATATCGATATCAATATCCTAAAAAATTTAATATTACAACAAAATTCCGTTAATGAAGGAATAAATAATACTAGTTACATAACCACTGATTCTCCACCATCAGTATCGTTATCCGATACTTCTTTATGGGTTGATTATATTTATTTAGATATAGATGAAAAAAGAAGATATGCACAAATGCCACATGAATATTTAGTGGAACAAATACAATTCTGTGGTGATGAACCGATCGTAAATACTACTTTTGCTTCCCCTCGACTTTGGTTTAATCATCCTACTAAAGAATTAATATGGGTGGTTTTGAAAGAAGATTCAATCAATAATAATCAATGGTTTAATTGGACAGATAATATAAATATTGAAGCAAATAAAGTAAATTCTATTAATGGATATGCGATAAATGATAATCCTGTG